TGGGTGAACAGATGCTCCCCTGCGGTGTTGATGATCTCCGCCTGACGTTCCGCGACGGTCTGCCCGGATGCCGTCGATGGACGACCGCCGATGGCAAGCAGGACGTGGTTCTTGAGATCGCCGTAGGTGAGCATTGGTAATTCCACTGGCCGGGTTTCCCCGGCCAGTGGTGAATGGTTGCACTATCAGGTGCCGAACGAGATGTTGCCGTCCAGCAGGATGCGAGGAGCAGTTGCTGCTCCAGCAGTACCGACGAAGATGCCAATCTTCGTGGTAACCGTAGCGTTGCTGACGTTTCCAGCGGTGATTGCAGTGCCAGTCAGACCGACTGCTTCACCAACCGCATAGGTGAGAGAGGCACTGGTTGCCTGCGTGATTCCGGCAAACATCACCTTCCCAACACCACCAGCAGGAATCGCTTCCTGCGTGACCCCATAAATGCCACCGCTAGAAGCGGCAGTCGTAGTGGGAGCGAGAGCGACGTTTGCCCACTTGGAGTTGGATGCAGAACCGAGTGCAGCATCGCCCGAACCGGGCTGTTCGCTCGTCTGTGCAAAGTCAAGACGAACGAGTGCGTACTGCGCAAGAGCAGACGACTCCTTGTTACGGCACGTCAGAATGAGGGGATTCGGCTGAATGCCGAGCGTTCCGTGATTAGATGCTTCAAGAAGAACCGACATGTGAGTATTCCTTCCTTGTGAGGTGGAGGGGGCGGGAGCGATCCCGCCCCCGTTGCGTAATCAGGTGAGAAGCGGAGCAATGATGCCGTGACGCTGGCGGCTGTTGCAGAACAGGTTCCACCAGCAATCGACGGGCTGCACCCAAGTGAACGGCTGGTTCGGGTGACGCATCACGTCGTGCTTCTTCATGTAGCGGGTCGTGTGGAAGATCGGGGTGAGGTACTGACCGTTGATGAAGTAGTACCGAGCACCCTTGTCGATCGTTCCGGAACCCGTCTCCGTGCCGACCGCCGCAGCGGTGTGACCGGACGTGGTGTTGTTGCGGCCAGCCAGCGTGTCAGCAGGGCTGGTGCCGGACGCGGCAGCGGGGAAGATCGCCGCGTCGTCGAGGTTCGCGCAGTACTCCAGCGGAATGCCGGAGAACGTCGGAGTGTTGTAGGCGGCATCCTGCGGATTGACCAGCATGTCGTTGGAGAGGCGCAGCGTCCGCTTGTACTGATTCATGCCGAGACGCGAGCACAGGATCATCTGCCGCTGGAAGGTCGTCTCCTCAAAGTACTGACGCTGGGTCAGGGGAGCCTTGAACATCACCTTCAGGTACATGTCGTCGAACGCGCCGAACAGGTTGAACACCGTGCGGGTGTTCGATGCGTTCGCGTTGTGGCCGTAATAGTCGCCAGCGGCCTTGGTGACCGGGTTGTCGGTCAGGGAAAGCGTCTTGTTGTAGAACGAAATCTGGTTCGTCCACCGGGGATCGTTGGACGGGTTGATGCCGAGAACCGAAGTCCAGCGGGTGCCGGACGAGTTGTACGGGTTGCCGCCGCGCTCACCGAGCAGAGTCGTGAACGTGGCGTTCTCGGTGATGAACGAGGGGAGGCCGTAAGGCTCCTTGCCGCCCGAACCTTCCATCGCAGTCTCGTTGCCGAACGCGGACTGCCAGAGGTCGTTCTCCATGCCGTTCAGCATGGAAGTCCACATGCGCATCTCCTTGACGCGCTTGAGACGCTTGTACATGACCTTGGCGTCGCCGTCGTTGAGTTCGACTTCCTGATCCGTCCACGACATGTAGTCCATCGAGAAACGCCACGGCGCGGTCAGCGTGTCGGTGACCTGCGGGTTCGTCCAAGTGAACGTGTCGTTGGGCTGGTACTTCTGGTAGGTCGAGGCGTCGTCGAAGACGATCACGTCCTTGACGGTGGTGCCGCCCTGAACGAGAGTCTCGCTGGCCTTCTCCTTGAGAAGACGGGAGAGGACGTAGTTGTTCTTGACGGCCTCGTTGATGACTGCATCGGCGGACTTCAGGTACGCAGGGCCAGTGCTCTGCATGAAGTCATTGAACTGGGTAATCGAAGGCATGTGCCTTCCTCCTTACTTTCTGGTTGCTGGGCGGAGGCGCGTGCCGCCGCCAGAGATGATCTGGTCAAGGATGTCGTCGTCCTCGTCGCGCGGAGGCGGCTTCACCGGGGCAGGCCCACCCTTCGGGGCGGTCGGCTGGTTGGCACGCGGGTTCACGGACGTGGACGGCTTCGATCCAACGATCGCCTGATAGGCAGCAGCGGCGAGTGCATCGACGCTTGCATATCCACCGGGCGTTGCAGCCCCGAGTTCCGACATCTTCGCCACGACGCTGTCCCACGACGGAGCCTTGGCTCCGTACTGGACTCGCAGCGAGGAATCGGCAGCACGGGCCTGCGCAAGCAGCATCTGCTCCTGCATCTGCTGCTGCTGGGAAACGAAGGCTGCGCGGACGGGAGCGACGAGATCCTCGCCGTACACCGCCGCCATCTGCGCGAACGGATCCGCCGGGGTTTGCGGGACTGCAGGCGTGTTGGCCTGCACCGCCGCTTCCGGCTGCGCGCTCGCGAGACGTGCCTCAAGTTCCTTCAGACGACCGCCATACGAGTCAACGTCCTTCTGACGCTTGGAAGCAGCCTCTGCCCACTTGGACAGGGTCTCCGGCGTCGCGGTGCGGATGATCTCGTCGGGTACGCCATCCCTCTTCAGGATCTTGGCGACCGCATCACGGTCGAATGCGGGAGTCTCCGAGACTGGCTCCGGATCGGACGAGGACGAATCCTCGTTGGATGCCGGAACTTCCTCTGCGGACAACTCGTCGAGCAGTTGCTGCAGAACAAGATCGTCATCGTCCATCGGTTCAGCCTGCTCGGCCTCGATGGGTTGCGTCTTGTCCTGCTTGACCTGCTCCTCCGCCCCGCTGGACGGAGTCTCGGCCTGCACGATGGGTTCAGCGTCGCTGTCCATGTCAGTCCTCTGCTCGTACATAGCCGTGCCGGGACGCTACGTTGCGTTCCTCGCGACGGCTGTGAATGATCGGATGCCCCTTGGCGTCGCACTTGACTCCCGGCAGATTGCGCGGAAGTGCATGGCTGACGTAGGGATAGGTTCCAGTGGTAAAGTTCGGGCTGATCTGCGACGCCGAGGCGACGCGAACGATCGTGCCGAACTCCGGATGCTCATACGTCGAGCCGATCGCCGGGACGTCCCGCATGGCGAAAACGCATTCGACGATGGTTCCTTCGGAGTTGACGAAGTCGTATGACGGCATCACATTCTGCTCCGCGCGCTCTGGAGTGCCGCCTGCGCGGACGGCGGGACGGCGGGAGGCTCACCAGTAGGAGACGGCTGCGCAGCCGTTTGCGGAACACCCCCCCCTTGCGGATTCTGGGGAGCCGCCATGGACTGCTGCACCTGCTGCATCTGGCTGTCGTCGATGAACTCCGACATCTGCGGGACGTTCTGGGCGTCCCCGAGGAAGCCCAGCAGATCCTTCCACTTGACCCACGGCATCATGGGCATGGCCTGCGCGGCCTGCGTGACGACCTGAAACGTCTCCACGGCGCGGCGCTGGGCAAGCATCTCGCTCGTCCGCTCCATGCTGTAGGCGTCCACGTCGATCTGCATGTCCTCCCACGCCCCCACCTTCAACCCGCCGACGAAGACGGGATCGATCAGTCCCATGGCGGCGGTGTCCTCCCCTCCGACAGGGAGCGTCACGCGACCGTCATGGAACATGTACCAGCCCACGTTCCGCAGCACGAGATCCATGCTGTCCTGAAACGCACGCTTCAGGTGGGCAATCCGCATGGTGCTGGCGGACTCCGCCACCGCGACCTCCGTCGCGCTCGCCGACCCGGCAATGTTGCCGCGCATGGCGTCGGACATGCCGAGCGCCCTGTCCAGCCGCTCCTTGGCGGTCTCGACCGACTGGATGTGCTGGTTCGTCGAGCCGCCGACCTCGACGGGCTGCAGGCTGCGAGCGTCAAGTCCTGCCTCCGCAAAGACATACATGTCGGGGGCGTTCACGACGTCCTGCAGGAACTTGGGGTTCTTGGCGTCGCCGACCAGAATCCGCTTGTACCGCTTCTGGTTCTCCTGCTGGCTCTTCGCCATGTCGTTGCAGTACTCGATCTGGTCGCGGCAGGCGACGATCGGGGAAAGCGGATAGGGGTCGTTCGGGACGCTGAACGCCCCGAACACCGTGTACGGGCCAGTCGAAGGCCCGTAGTATGGCAGCGGCTTGCGGATGAACTCGCACTGGCAGTTGTCAGACCCGCCCTGATACTTGGCGATCGTGTAGATCGTGCCGTTGAACAGCGCCGAGTCCGTCACCTCGTCGATCAGTTCCGCAGCCATGGGATCCAGTTCCGGAACCCAGATTTCGTAGATCGCGAGTTCGTAGCGTTCCGGGATGTCGCGGCTGTCGCGCAACTCGTCCACGCCGTTGTTGGTCGCAAGACCCTCGATCGCCTCCTTGTTCCACGTCTCGTCGAGTTCGGCACGGCGGAGCAGATCCTCCTTGTCGCCGACCCAGACATGCCCGAAGAAGCGCGCCTCTTCCCAGTGCATCGCCGCAGGATCGATGATGAATCGCGCAGGATCGATGCGGTAGACGCGGGGAAGGTAGGGGCCGTCGGCGTCCCACTTGCGCTCCGCGCCCTTCGGCTCGTTCACCGTCAGCGCCACGCCCCAGCCGAGCAGCATGTCCGTCGCGATCCGCTCGATCGTCCCGCGCAGGCGAGTCATCTTCGACCAGCGGTTCAGCGCGGCCTTCATCGCGACGCACGCGGTGCGCTGCACCTGCGGTCGCGCGCTCGTCACCCTGACCTTCGGGTTGTCGTGGATGATGCGCGGCAGCACCATGCTGATGTACGAGTGCACCGCGTTCTCGGGGTGATCGACCCCGTACCCGTCGCGGTAGCCCTGACCGCAGAACCACTCGCGCAGTTCCTTCGGGGTCTGGAGATGCACGTCGCGGAAGTACTCCGCGCGGTCGATCTCGTCGCGGATCTTGGAGATGTTGGAGAAATCAAGCATTGGACTTCACCTTCGGCTTGGCGCGCGTCGCCTCCAGCGCGAGCAGCGACGCCTGCAGGGACATCACCCGTGCCTCAAGCGCGGACACCCGCGCGAGGATCACCGCAGACGGAGGCGTCTCCGGCTGCAGGCGAGCGACGTTCATCGACTCGACCTGACGCATCACCTTCTCCGCCTCGATCGGGTCAAGGTCGATCTTGATCCCAGTCGAGATCGTGACCCGCACCCGACCGCCGATGTCGTCGATCTGGTCGATCGAGTCGATCGGGAAGTGCGTGCTGCGGATCTTGATGAACATCAGCGACCCTTCCGTCCGGCCTTCTTGGCCGTCTTCTTCGCACGGGCGGGAAGGCTCTTCATGGACTTCGTCTTGGAAGCCATCTCCTTCGCGACTCGCGGGTGCTGCGCGAACATGTAGCCCTGCTGGGCCTTCGACTTGAAGGGCATTACTTCTTCTTCGCCTTCTTCATCGGCTTGCCGGACTTCTTCGCGGCGGCAGCAGCCTGCATCTTGCCCATCTTCGTGTAGGGGAACGACTTGTTTCCGACCTTCGGCATGACTAACCCTTCTTCCAGCCGCTCTTCATGGCGGCGTAGGACTTCGCGCTGACGGTTGACTTGGACTTGGGGCGCGAGATCCCAAGTTTGCGACGCTTGTTGATGTTCCCGACCAGCGAGTTCTTCGCCACGTCAGCACCCCCATCGCTTCCGCGCAGCCATGCCGCGCTCACCCTTCCACGACCGACTGCGCGCGCAGAAGGACTTGTGGCGGGGATCGTTCTTGTCCTTCGTCGGAGCCTGCAACTTGCTCCCGGTCGCGCGGTTGTACTTCGCCCGACCCTTGGCCGTCAGACCCGCTCCCTGCGACACGGGCAACTTCTCGCCCCTGCCGACCGCGAGGCTCGGCCCCTGCTTCCTCTTCGCCATTACTCGCCTTCCTCCGGGAGGAACGACCACACGGGCGTGTTGTCACCCATGAACGCGCCCACGATGTTGTGCTCCAAGTGCTCCACCGCCTCGTCGTAGTCCATCCCGTGGTCGTTCATCAGGACGTGCACCACGCGAGCCGTGTCATACACCACGCGGTACGCGCCGCTCGACAGGTCGCGAGTCAGCCCGATCACGGCATCGTCCAGACCGTCGGCGAACAGCGCCTCGATCTCGTGCTCCTCGCAGTAGTTCCGAACCCTGTCAGCGTTCGCGATCATCGGAATACCTCCCAGTGCCGGAGCAGGTCACCCGCCGTCCCGGGAGAGTAATCCACCTGCTCCATACCGGGAACAGGTGCATCATCCAAGGCCATCCACGCCAATGCAAGCGCAATCACCCTGTCGCCGTGGTTCTCCCGCGCACCCGTGCTCTCGTCCCGCAGCCGACCCGGGATCACCCGACCGTTCCCGTCCAGCACATACGCCAGCATCTCGTCCAGCGTCCCCGTGCAGGGAATCACCATCTCCCCCTGCTGAACAGCCCTCGACAGGTTGCCGAGCAGCAGCCGCTTGCTCTGCTCGCTCGACACCCACCCCACCCTGTCCACGATCCCGTGCGTCGTCTTCCCCTCCTTGCGAGGCTTCCACACCCGATTGAACCGCTGCGCCTCAAAGTCCCGCTGCAGGCTCTGACCCGGGCCGTTCACCTCCCACGCCACCACCGCCTCCCGGAACGCACCCCTGCACACGTCCGCAACCTCCGCAGCCAAGTCCGCAGGCGTGATGTTCGCGTCCACCATCATCGCCACCAGCCGACGATCCGACGCATCCAGAACCGCCACCGCACTCGCGTGGTTCCCCGTTCCATACGCCGGATCCATCCCGACCGAGTACGACCCCACGTCCGGCTCCCCCCACAACCGCCACCGACCCGTCGGACTGTCCACCCACCGACCCCTCACCCAGTTCGCACGACGAGGCTCCCGACCAAACTCCCGCCTGTGACTCGTGATCGACACGCTGGGGAAGAACGCAGCCCCCGCACCCATCGCCTCCGCGAACACGTTCTGCGCCAGATCGATCTTGTCACGCTTGCGCAACTGGTCGCCAAGCCATGGCGTCCAGACGTAAGTCCCTCCGCTGACCCCTGTTACGCTCCCGTCGAAGTCCACCCGCGTCTCCGCGCCGTTCGCCTTCTCCGGGTGCTGGTAGTACAGCATCTCGATCAACTCGGGGTTCCCAGTCCCGCGAGCCTCCGACACCAACTTGTCGTACCGCGTCCCGTACCCGATCGGCGTGCTCACCGCGATCCGGCATGACGTCGTGTCCGACGCCGAACGCCACGCTGCCTCGTCGTCCTCCAGAGCAGCGAACTCGTCGAACAGCACGAACGTCCGGCGTCCACCACGACCAATGTGCGCGCCGCTCGCCTGACCAGCAATCGTCGCCCCACTCACCGGGTGCCGCAACACCATGTGCTGCCTGTACGCACCACCCTTGCGCAT